TAGATATTTCATTGTTAAATTTACTCAAATCGGTATTTGTTAGTTGAGCTTTTCTAATACCTGATAGTTTCTTGCCTTTGAAATTAACAACAGGTGCCCCACTTGTACTGTTTGCTGTAACATTAGCAAAAACCTTTTTATTATCTTTACTTTTAATTTTTAATTTTAAAGTAAAAGAAACACCATCATCAGGATCTATAAAGTCTGAAAGTTCTCCATCTAAAATATTAAAAAGATAAAATTCTTCTAAATTGTTTAAGTATCTTTTCTTGTTAAAAGAATCAATCGGAATGTTGTATGAAGAATCGTCTATTTTAATTCGCAATTCAGGTCTAAGTGCTTTGTTAATTAAATGCCTGCTTCCTAATCTTTTAGCAAAGTAAGATTTAATATTATATAAAAAGCTGTTTGTAAATTTAATTAACAAACCTTTATCATTAATAGTACTACTTGTTTGCTTTAACTTTTCTTTTATATAGTTTGAAATGTCAAAAACAACATCTTCATTTCCTTTAGAAACTGTAAAGCTAGAAGTAGGTGAAAATAATTCAGCATCTACAGCTGTACCTAAAGTTATATAACTTTCAATTTCCCAATTAGTTGTATCATCAAAAGACTGGAAATTTGTGTTTGATTTATCAGAAAAGTGAACTGTATCTTTGCCTAGTCCTTCTAAAAAATCTTTTTTGAGCTCACAAACTTCAAGATTAAAATCTTTTGGCTTAGTAGTTCCAGTAGTTACATCTTTTAAGATCAATTCTGCTTTTAAGTTTCTAAAAGCACCTGGCAAATCGTCTTTTGGCGCGCCGCCATCGTCAATACCATCGCCATCATCATCATCTATTAGTTCTATCCAGTTACTTTTAAAGTCATCTAAGTCAAACTTAATTAGTACAGCACTGTAATCTATTCTTGTAAACTTTGTTACTGTATCTGTATTTGTTGTACCAACATGAACCATATTAGCAGGAACTGTAAATGTAGTATCACCAGACAATCCTGCTTTGTTCTGTTTTAATACAAGTTCATTGTTTGAATTACTAAAAGCAGTTATTCCTAATGTTAAATCGTTATTAAACGTAGAAACATTATTAATTGCAGCTGCTATTTGAGCAGCGTAAGTACTTGGATTAGAATCACCTTCATCATCAATTTCAGATATACCAATAATTACTTTGCTGTTATTTAAGCTACCATCGACTGTATCTTCATCTGTTTTAAAAATAAAATCAACAGTTTTATTATCTGCGTCAATCAATCTTAATTGTGCTTCATCAGCAATAGAACCTGTAAATTTAAATGCTGCCCAAGAGTGTGAATTTTTATTTTCGTTATAGAGTTTAAATAAATCTAAAGTTGCAGCTTGACCAACATTTGCTTTTGCACCATCGTTCTTGACTGTCTTTAAGTTCGTAACATATGTATCTTTTTGCGGTTCCAATATTATAATCATTTATTTGTTTTCCTTAGTTAGCAGCAATAAATATGTCATTAAAAGTATATCTCATTTCAAATATACCTCCTCGTGGAGGTTGAATTAAACCGTCTCTATAAAGTGTTTGAGAATTAAATACACTGTCTTGATATGTAAGCGTTTTTGATTCTTCTATGTCAAAAAATTCGTCTTCTTTGTTTTTCGATACAATTATCGATTTTTTAGGTGTCACAATTGAGTCAACGCCGTCTGTTGTTTCAATAATTAGCGAAATTTGGCTTACATTTATAGGACTGCCTATTTGAAGTAAATCAAATCTCATATTATTAATTATTCTGCTATTTATTTCTAATATTACACTTTCTATGTCGAATCCGGATTTAACTTTAATTTTTGCTCTAATACCAAAATTATAAACAGGTACATCTAATAAGTTAAAATTATCACCTATTAACCTATATTCATTTAAATAAGTCGATAAATTTGACTTAATAGCATCTGAAGCTTCGGTGTAAAAACCTTCTGAATCTTTGCAAACTATAAAAAGATCTTTAGATGTATTCGTGTATAGATTATCTAATGCTACAGCTTTATTTATTCTTCCAAAATCACTAGGCATTGTAAGAATTCTTGACAATAAATCTTCTTGTGTTATTATTCTTGACTGTGCTTTTATAGTGTTAGGGATTTGCTGCTTTAATTCATTTAATGATAATGCTTGCATTCCTCCAACTGAGCTGTTTTCATTTTCAACTGCTATTGAATCAATTATTCTAACTGTATCTAACTCATAATCTTGACTGTCTATATTTAAGTCAGGAAAAACTACAATAGGTTGGCCAACAATTTTATTAATAGCAAAAGCAGGAACGTTATGATTAGTTCCTCCGCCATACTTGTATGTAATTGTTAATGTGCTACCTGACGGTGAGATACCTAACGTATTTGATTCTAATAGAGTACCAGGATCCAAGCTTAATCTATTAGAAACTGTGTCTTTATTTTTAATTGGTAGAATCAAATCTTCAATATTCGCAAATGCATTACCTCTAACTGACTTGCCATTGCCGTTGCCAAATCGAAGGCTAGTCTTGCCTGTAATGTAGTCTTCTTCTCTTATGAATCTTCTAGGCACAGGCATTATTGTCATATAGTTATCGTTACTAAATTCAACTTTTTTAAACAAAGTTGTCTGTGTTAAATAGTCAACTTCAAAAAACTCGTTATTGTCTTCATCTAAAACGCTTATTATATTTGTAATGTTATCTTTATCAAGTAATATTTTAGTAAAAAAGTCTTGATTGTCAGTTGGGATTGAAATGATTTCTTCTGTCACAATACCTGAAACACATAATCCTTCTTTTTTAAGTAATAAACTTAAAACTGTCCCATCTCCGTCTTCTTCACTTGTTTCTATTTTGTACCCTCCAGACGTAAAATCTATGTCTTCTTGTAATGTAAAAAATATACCTGAATCTGATACTAGAATTGTCCCAGATTTAATTACAGGGAGTTCCTGTAGATAAGGTTTTAAATCATAATCTGGACTACTAGGATCTCTCTCAGTTTCAATTGTAAATACAACGTCAACTGATGATGGTGATGCTTTAGAGTTTTTTATATTTGCTCTTTGTAAATGTTTTACAATGTTTCCAGGATCTGTTGCTGTTGTGTAGTCTAATTCGTTAAATTGTTGTTCTGCATAGTAAACCAAAGAATCTCCAACAATTGCTGCAAAGTCTAGAAGCATACCTCCTAACGAAACCTCTGAAAAGTCTACAATGTTATCTTTATAATAAAGATTTGCATATTGTAATAGCTCGTTCCTAAAGTCTGTAAAATTTTCATTTGAAAATTGTTTATTATTTTGATTTGTCAAGTAATTTTCTAGCTTGCTTAACGCCATTTTATTCTCCTGAACTATAAAGAACTGTTAATTCTTAAAATTAATTCCTGTTTTTTGTTTAATATTGGTATGCTATACTTTATTTTAATTTCATAAATACTGTCAATTTCTATGTTATTTATATTTATTTCTCTAAAAGTTGTTTCTTCAAAGTTTAAATTACTATTTGAAGAAGACGAAAAGTCTCTACCCGCTTTATTTGAGTAATTGCTTTTTTGATCTTGATTGTCTACCTTTGAAGAATAAAACTCTTCTAGCCTTATAGAAGGCATATATTTTAAAACAACTTCTTTGATTTCTTCAGAAGCAATATCAACAATCTCATCTTTAGATAAAGTATTATTTGAATAAATCTGCCTTAAACTTGTACCAAAGTCTGGAAAACCTAATCTTTCACCTTTTTGCGTCATAATTAGGTTTTTTAGATTGTCTTTAATCTGTGTAGCAATGTCAAAATGCATTTTAAAAAGAGTTTCTTTTTCTCTTGTTCCTCTTTCTAAAGGAGTTTTAATACCAATAGGGTTTACAGGTGTTTCTACAGTCCTGTCATTATGAGAATTTATTTTTCTTAGCTGTTTTAGAGTTAAACCTAGTTCTGACATTTTTATATTCCTTAACTGTTATGAATAATTATGTCTCAAGTTGTTTTTGCAAACCTAGAAAGCATATGTCTTAAATTATCACGTAAGTTTTTGTATCTAGAATCAATATCAGACTTTTCTGACGTTACAAAGTTTTCTGTATCTAATATTAAAGGCTTAGTAAGTGCAAGATTAGGAGGTTGTGAAATAGCTCCTCCAGGTGTTACACCACTATGTGTATGATTTAATAGATTATTTGATATTTTATTTATTTCTTCTACTAGATCTAAATTGATCTGTATCAACTCTTTTAGCATTGCCTCTAAAGTGTTACCTAGAACGAGAGATTCTGCTAAATTTTCATCGTATCCAATTAACAGCCCGTTACCATTACCATGCATTAACGCATAATCTTCGTTAACACTTGATAAATCTTGTATGTTCTCAATGCTGTCAATATTTTGTCTAACAACTTCTTTCTTGAAGTTTCCTAGTAGTATTGTGTTTCCATCTACTAATATTTGTCCGTCATCTTCTAAACAAATATGAGAATAGTTTAAAAAGTCTTCACTTTCTTTTATGAATCTAATTGAACCTTCATTCAAAAACAATTCACTTTCTTCGTTTTCTATTTGTTTTCTGCTTACTAAACGTATATTGTTAGACTTGATGAAAACACTAGGAACAATAAAGTTATTTTCATCAAGTGGCACTGATGTTAAATTATTTAGTGTTATATTGTTGTTAGGTAAATATTCTTTTTGAAACTCTAAGCTTTCATTAGAAAGTAATATTTTGTCAATATCAGTTAGTATTAAGTCTTGATCTGAAAGCCATGTTGTATCATAATACAAAGAATTATCAATATTGTCTGCCTCTGAAATGTATATTCTTGATGCATCTTTAAAAAGGTTTATTTTACCTTCACTTGACTCATTAATAATATCTGTATTTAAATAATGCTTTTGAGACTTTAATATCTCTAAGTTGCCTAGTGTGTTTTCAATTGCAGCAAAACTATTTTTTTTAAAAATAAATGTTTTTTCTCTATCTTTGTCTTTGTTTTTTATCGTTTTGTTTTCAAAAACATGAAGATTATTTTCTTCTTCGCTTATGTATTTATCAAGAAAAAACCTGCCAGAAACTATATCAATTGCACCTTTATTTATAAACTCTTCATCTGTATTGTTAGTTGTTGTTAAATTAATGAGTGTATTGTTTGATCCTTGAAATGTTAATTCATAGGGTTTAGAAAACCATCTAGGGACAGCATCAGGAAAAATATTAATATTTTTTTCTTTTTCAAGCACAGACTCAGCGTTTTCTAGCATACCTGAATTGTATAGATTAACATAAATAAGTTCGTTTTCAAAACCAGGAATCTTAACAATTTTTTCAATTTCTTTTTTATAATTTTTTGATTTTTTGATTTCTAATGAGTCATTACTTACCTGATTGTACTTTTCTGAATCTTTTAATTGTAAGTCTGTTATTAATGAATCTCGCTGAAAATGTGTGAAATTCAAATCTTCAGATATTTTTCCACCAATTTTTCTACTTAACCAATAGCTTTTTATTGCTAAGAGTGGATGCCCATCTTCTACTGATGTACTTGAAAAGGGCGTTTCATCTTGAAAAAACCAGATTAATTCGTTTGTTTTAACAGGCATTGAAATGTGTGTCGACATTACAGGAAAGCAAACCTCAATAATATCTACAGTGTCTAAAACTTTGCAAATAATAGTTCCAATTGGTAAGTTTTCGCTAATATTTTTTAAAGCAATATCATTAACTAGACTTAAATTTAATATTTTTAAATCATTGTATTTTTTTAAAACATTAAAGCTTTTTTCAAATTGTGATTTTGAATATTCACTCACGTAGAGTAAAGAAATACCTGTTTTAAACATCTTTAACCGTTAATCTTTCCAAAAATATCATCTTCACTAATAGCTTCAGATTTTTCTTCTTCTTTTGAAATTAATTCTACTAATTTAAGAATTTGATCGTTAGACCTCGTCATTCTTTCAAGATACTTCGACATAATCGCGCCTATATTCATATGCTCGTTTACGCCACCTGTCATAGAAATATAGGCATCATTAAACAACATTTTTGCTTTTTCACGATCTTCTACAGAATTCTCGTATATTTCTTTCCATAACATCTTTTTTTTGTCTTCAAGTGAATCGATGTTATCAAGAATGTCAGCAAAGTTTTTGATTCTTTGCTCTTTTGCTTCATTTTTTTCGTTTTTTTCTAAAACTTTTTCTATATCTTTACTCATAAGTTTCCTTTAGTTATCATAGAAGTCAAACATATTATCTGGGCCAACAACTTTTCTATATATTTTTCTAATATTAGAAAGAGAAGAACTTAATTCTGAACTGTTTAGGCCTGATATTTCTCTTAAATACACAAAAACTGCACGTTTATTAAAAAACTCTAATTCGTCAATACTATTAAATACTTGTCTAATAGCAACGCAACACTTAATGTCTTGCGAATCTTTTAGTTGGTCTTCTACGTAATTAATCATTTCTAGGATTTTTCCGAAAGCTTCTTCTTTTTGTGCAATTATTGTATCTGAATCTATATATTCACGATCAAAAAGCTCGGACTTCTCGCTAGAACTTAAACCATCAGGATCATCAATAAATGCACTTCTTCTTTGATTTTTGAGAAGACGTCTACTTTGAATAGTTAACCAGTTTTTAGCAACTACATTAAAGTAAGAAAAAGCTTTTGTACCTTTGTCAGGATTCCATTTGTGTAAAGTTTCAAATAAAAATGTAACGCAGTCTGATTTTAAGTGATTAATGTCTTCATTTGTTGATTTAAAACCATATACTGAAACTAAACTCTGAACTAAATCATCGAATGCAGGAAAAATGTCCTTTTCATAAAGGACATTTCTTTCACTTCTGCACGAAGAATTCTGGTACTCTATGATTTTATTCTGAACATTTAAGTCAAAATAATAAGATTTACCTTTTTTCTTTTTTCTAGGTTTTCTCTTTTTAGATGGTTGTGTCGTCTTGCTCAAGGTCTTCCTCTATATCGTTTTCTTGTTCGCTATTGACTAGCTGGTTTGCTATATAAAGCAAAGCATCTCTTGTATCTTCAATTTCTTGAATAGCAGACTTGACTTCTGGACTATTGTAAAATATAGGTATTTCTAAGATTTTGCTTAATCTACTATATTTTACATCAATAATATCTAAAGACTCTTCTACAGCTTCTTGTACTTGCAAAATAGTTAATGCAAACTTTATACAAAAAAACATAGATATTATAAGTGCAATAGATAGCAAAACAATTGCTATTATCATAATTTTATCCGATCAAAATGCTACTATATTTTGATATTATTGCATTCTTAGAGTAATTGTTTATTAAAAATGATGATTGAGCTTCTAATTCTTCACAGTCTACTGCTTTTTCAATAAACACTTTTTTAAGATTTTCCTCTAAAGAAGATGTTTTATACTCAGCCCATCTAGAACATTTGTTAAAAAATACTGTATTGTTACTAGGTGGTACTTGTTTTAAATCATACTCTAACTGAAACATATAATTTATGAATTCAGTATGTGCAGACCAACCTGTTGCTATGAT